TACAAGGAAGCGTTGGATCGGTTGAATGATGCTAAGGCTGCGCAAGTGGATGCGTCTGAGCGTGTGATGGATGCGCTTGAGCGTGAGAAGGATGCGGTTGATCGGTTGCGTGAGGCTGAAGAGAAGTTGGCTGAGGTGCGCAAGACAACCCCTGCAGCGATTATTACTCAGGCTGAGACGCAACTTTCTGGTGGCACTACTAGTGGGAATGCTGGCAGTGGTTTGGTTATTCGTACTGGTGGTGCTGCTGGTATCACCGCCAAGCAGGTTGCTGCACTTTCTGAAGAACTGTCAATGCAGATCGGTGTTGATGATGAGTTGATTCAGAAATCTGCGAACCTTCTTCTCACTTTCAAGCAGGTTCAGAATCAGGTTGGTGAAGGTAATCAGATTTTCAATCGGGCTGTCACTGCTGCACAGGATTTGGGCAATGTGTTTGGTTCTGCTGATGCTGCAGCCATGCAACTTGGTAAGGCTTTGAGTAATCCGGAAAAAGGCATTACAGCCCTGAACCGTGCAGGTATTAACTTCACAGATCAACAGAAAGCACAGATCAAAACACTTGTTGAATCTGGTGATGTGTTGGGTGCGCAAAAAATTATTCTTGCTGAGGTTGAGGCACAGGTTGGTGGCACGGCTGCTGCTACGGCTACTGGATTTGATCGCATGAAAATTGCTGTAGGGAATGTGGCTGAGGAGTTTGGTGCAATCCTGATTCCATATATAGAGAAGTTTGCCGATTTTGTTACTAATAAAGTTGTGCCATACCTAACCAATTTTGCTGATGTTATTGGTGAAAAAGGTTTGGGTGCTGGAATCAAAATGTTGGCTGGTGATTTCATAAATCTGACTACGAATATGGGTGCGTTTGGCAATGTGTTGCTGGCACTTGTTGCCATATTCACAACCATCCGTTTGGTCACTATTGCTGCAACAATTTCACAAAACTTGTTCAATGTGGCGTTACTGTCTAACCCTATTGGAATAGTTATTGCATCTGTTATTGCTTTAACTGTGGCAGCCGTTGCGCTTTATATGAAGTTTGAGATAGTGCGCAAAGTAATCAATGCTGTAATCAACTTCATCATTGGCATCATTGAGAACTGGTTAAACGCTTGGATCACTGTCATTAACGGCATCATCACGGGAATCAACTTGCTGATCAAGGCTGCAAACTTCTTTGGTGCAGGGCTTACGGAGATTGGCAAGATTGGTGAAGTTGAGTTTGGGCGCATTGGTGATGCTGCTGATGGCGCACGGAAAAAGATTGGGAGTGTTGCTGAGGCTGCTGGTGGTATGCGAGCAAAGGAAGGTGGCGTTAATGAAACCATCAAGCAGATGAAAAAACTGGCTGAGGCTGCTGGTGGCACAGGTGGTGGCGGTGGTGGTGGCGCAGCAAAGGCTGTGGAAACCGCTAAAGAAAAACTTCAGAAATACATTGATGCGTTGAAGGGGATGAGTTCTGCACAGAAGTCTGCCCGTGATGCAGATAAATCTTTGATGAAATCACGCACCAGCCTTGCTGAAGCAACCACAAAACTCACTGATGCGCAGGCATATTTTAATCAGGTTGTTGCTGGTTATGGTGCTGACAGTAAGCAGGCTAAGGATCGCCAGTTGGCTTTGCGTAAGGCGCAGGGTGCTGTTGAGAAGGCTGGTTACGATGTTGAAAGTTCGGTGTTCGCTGTAAGTGAAGCGGAGAAAGAACTTGCTGCTGTCCGTCTTGATCCGGAATCATCTGCTCAAGCAATTCGTGAAGCAGAAATTAGTTTGGCTGAAGCAAAACTTGGTGTTAAGGATGCAACAGAGTCACAGGTTGAGGCAACTGATGCGCTAACTGAAGCAGAGACATTGTTAGATGAGGCAATTAACGGTGCGAAAGAAGGCACTGACGCTTACACAGAAGCACTTGACAAACTCAATGACGCTAAGAAATCACAGGTTGATGCAACTGACGCTGTGACGGAAGCGATTGAACGCCAGACAGAGGCGGTGGAGCGTTTGCGTGAGGCTGAGGAAAAGGCAGCAGAGTCACGCAAGGGTCTTTCCACTGCTGATGCTACAACTGCTGAAACTGAAACTGGTGTGACTCCACCACCAAAAGCAACTGGTGGTTTGTATGGTTCGTTTATGGAGGCTGTGCGTGCGTTGCATCCAAACTCTAAAGCGTTGAAATCAGCAACACCTGTTACTCAAGCAAAGAAAGATTTTCCAAAACTTTATGCTGATTACAAGGCTGCAGGTTTGGCTATGGCACAGGGTGGAATCATCACACGCCCTACACAACTGCTCGCAGGTGAATCCGGGGCAGAGGCAATCATCCCACTTGACAAACTTCAATCAGGTATGACCGTCAATGTGACTATCAATGCTGGCATGGGTACTGACCCTGCGAAACTTGGTGATGAGATCGTTGATGTGCTGACCCGTTATCAGCGTAGGAATGGTGCGTTGCCATTGAAGGTTGCATGATATGGCGTTGATGGCGTGGGGTGAGAACCTGCAGATTTTTATGGAGTTGGGTTTTCCAACACAGGTTTTCACTTTGGATAGTGCAACAGATGGCTTGTTGGATTCCGATTTCCTTGATGGCACTTTGGTTGGTGAGGATGTTTCTGCTTATGCACAGGATGTTTCTATTTCACGGGGTCGCTCTGATCAGTTACAAAACTTTAGTGCTGGAACTTTTAGTGTTCGCCTATTGAACCGTGATCGCAGATTTGATCCGATTAACCAAAGTTCACCATATTGGAACAGCACTCTTGGTGTTTCAGGGGTTGCACCACGCAGAAAAGTTACGGTGTTCTCTGATGGTGTTGCATTGTTCTCTGGGCGTATTACAGATATAGATGTTTCTTATGAGCCAAACCAGCCGAACGCAACCAGTGACAACAGTTATGTGACTATCACAGCATCAGATGATTTCGTGTTGTTGGCAAGCACTTACACAGCATCAGCAATAACACCTACAGAGGTGTTGTCCGGAACACGGGTTACACAGATTCTTGATTTGCCTGAAGTGAATTATCCTGAGACTAGAAACATTGATGCTGGTTCTGCAGTGTTGGGTGGTGGCGCAACTTTTGATATCCCTGCGAACACGAATGTTCTCACCTATTTGCAAGAGGTTGGCACTAGTGAGCAAGGATATTTCTTTGTTGCTGCTAATGGTGATCTGACTTTCACGGATCGCATAACATCATCATTTAGTTCTCCAGCAGCGTACTTTTCTGATGCTGGAACAAATATTTCTTACACCAGCCTGTCGGTTATGTACGGTCAAGAGTTTTTATACAACAAGGTCGTGTGTGCTATTGAAGGTGGGGCAGATCAGACGGTAAATGATGTTGCTTCGCAAACTGAATATGGCATTTCAACATTGAACCTGTCTGGGCTTCTGCTGGTTGATGATGCTGCAGCATTAGTGTTGGCAGCCGATTTGCTAGATAGATACAAGTTGCCTGAATATAGGTTTGACAAATTGCAGACTATTTATAATCGGTTTGGTGCTGTAGATCAGGCAACTTTGACGGCTATTGATATTGCTGATGTGGTGAGCATTACACGCACCTATCCAACTGGAACTCCTGCCAGCGTCACCAAGCAATACAGCATTGAAAACATTCGCCATGTGATCACCCCTAACTCCCATACGGTTGAGTTCGGGCTTGCTGTGGCAGATATTGTTTACCCATTTACGCTGGATGATGCCGTGTATGGTGTCATGGATTCAACAAACGCTTTAACTTAGAGTGTTACACTAGGAGGCACTATGGCAGGCGCAGGTTCAAAACTTTTCACATCCGGGGCTGTGCTCACAGCAGATCAGGTCAATACCTACCTGATGGATCAGGCTGTTATGAGGTTCTCTAATGCTGCAGCCCGTACAGCAGCCTTTGGTGGTGCTGGTGAAGCAACACTCGCTAGTGGCATGGTTTCTTATTTAGTTGATGTTGCGAGCGTTCAGGTTTACAACGGTTCTGCATGGGTCGCTATTGGTGGCGGTGCTGATATTCTACAAGTGCAAGTTTTCAGTTAAGGAGTAAGCGTGGCAACATTTAACAAAGCAAAACTTTCAGGTTCAACTGATGGACTGGCAGTAAAAGTAACTGGCACAAACACGGCTGCTGCTGTCACTGTGCATACTGCTGTTGCAGGCACGACTGCTGGAACATTTGATGAGATTTGGATTTACGCAAACAACACTTCAACCAGCGCAGTCAAACTCACTTTGGAGTGGGGTACTGCTACTGCTGCTGACGGAAACATTGAATTGACCATTGCTGCTGAGGCTGGTTTGGTTCTTGTTGTTGCTGGTTTGATCTTGCAGAACAGTCGTGTTGTTAAAGCGTTTGCTGGTACTGCAGATGTGTTGTTGCTCACTGGCTTTGTCAATGCGATTACCGCATAGGCGGTAGTTTGTGACGCTTCGTTGGGATACACGTAGTCGGGTTGGTCAGTCGGTAAAGAATTGGATCAATCCAAGTCTTGATATTGAATATCTGATTATTGCTGGCGGTGCTGGCGGTGCTGGAACAGCAAGCACAAACTATTCTGGCGGTGGTGGTGGTGCTGGTGGCTACAGAAGTTCTGTTCGTGGTGAAAGTACTGGTGGTGGTGGAACTTTAGAATCCATAACGGCTTTCAGCCCTAGTGGCACGACTTCATACACGGTTGTTGTTGGTGCTGGTGGCGCAGGTCTTGGTGCAACAAATAGCGGAACTGGTACTGCTGGCTCTGTTTCATCTTTTGCTGGTGTTGAATCGGCTGGTGGTGGTGGTGGTGGTTCATTTCAAACTTCTGGTGCAAATGGTGGTTCGGGCGGTGGCGGTGGTAGTAGTTCACCTGCCGTTGGTGGTTCTGCATCACCTAGTGGTCAAGGCTACGGTGGTGGGAACGGTGGAGGTTCTGTCGTGGTACTTGATTCTGTGGTTGTCGTTTGCGATAAGGAAGAAGAACTAGATGTTGAAGTTGTTGATGATTCCGTTGTTGTTGTTTCAAGTGTGGAAGTTGTCGCTGATGGCAACGGTTCAGAAGTAAAGAACTCTGGCTGAACAATCGCCCAACCTGTGTTGTCAATATTCCAAGCCAGCATGAAGCAAGTTCCACCACCGTTCTCATACATCCACGCATCAAGAGTCTGTGTGCCTGCAGCAAGTTGCAGTTCTCCCGACAAAGTTGCGCTGCAACCCTGATCCTGCCAAACACCAAACTCATCTAAACCAATCTTGACCGTGCCACCATCATCAGACGCAACAAAGAACTCAATGGTTTCATGCTCTGGAATCTGAATGAAGCCCGTGTAATGCAACATGAACAGATCATCACCGCATTGCTGATATGGCTGCCCAT